CCAAGTTGTTTTTTCTTTTGCTTCTTCAGCCATACTAACATCTCCTTTAAAGCATGAATTGCAATAATCTACAAGCGTAATATACGCATACACAAACCAGAATACCTTTTTTGCACCCATAATCTCTATTGTAAACTAATAACAGTAAGCAAATCATGAATATATCTGTAAGTTTCATTTGCGTATCCTCCTTATTTATGATAGAATACCCCTTGAAGGGGCGGGCGGTTATCCTGCCGCCCTTCAGCCGAAAGCCGTTGTTATTTGCGTCTTAAATGGTCGACCAAAACTATGTAAGTGCCTATAATGACGGCTATTCTTTCAACATTTTCTAATAACGTTTGAAAGAAGTCTTTATCATCCATCTTTTCCCTCCTCTCTATACTTTAATTATAGCACACTATCTTGAATTTGTCAATATTTTTTCATAATAGAATTACGATATTTTAAATTTTGCCACAAAAAATTAGCCTACTGGATAATACCAGTAGGCTTTTTTGTTATATGCTTTTTTTAATAAGCGTCACAACTACACTGCCGGCAATAATCTGCCAAAGCAGCCGCTGTCTTTTAACGCGCTTCTCCTCGCGCGCGGATGCCTGCAAGGATTTGTTGGCACTCTCCAATAAGCTGCTCTGAGCTTGCAGCTCTATCTGCAGCTTTATTGATTCCGTTTTGAGCTTGCTCAATTCCAACTTCGACTCGGTCAGCGCTGCTTGTGATTCTGCCAGCGCTTGCTTGGTGCTCTTTGTTTGCTGCATTAGCAGACTCAACCTGCTGTCTAACGCTGCCATCTCTGTTGCCGTCATCGTGTAGGTTGTAACCGATGATGCCGCCGAGGCAGAGGCACAGCACAGCAAGCACAATGTAGCTGCAGTAATTACGCAATATTGTTTTAAGCACATCTTAGCCCTCCCAAGTAAAGTAACCTGGAACAGCACCACCCTCACGCATATCCACATGCACAAAACCGCTGTCAACGTAGGTGCCTACGCCATCGAAGATTTGCTTGCAAATGTTGGCCAGCTCTCGCACGCCCATGCCGTCAACGTAAATATCTGCAGCTGTGCCTTTGACATGCTGGCTGTTCCAGACACCGCCCACAGCGCGGTTATGGTCCGGACAGCGGTAACCGCTGCTGATGTTAATCGGTCTGCCGATGCGCAGACGCAGGCGCTCCAGTCCCAACAGCAATGCCATGCTGATACCGGTCGTAGGCAGCATGCCACAGCAACGGCATGCAAATTCAGCTTCAGAAAAATGTTCAGTTAACATAGTAATCAGCCCTTTCTCTTTTTAATGATAGCTGCCAGTTCCCCGACAGCCTCAATGCCTGCATCACTCAAATTCTCACAAATCGACAGCAGCTCAGTGATGACCAAGTATCCAGCCACCAAAGGAACGGCCCACACAGGCTGATGCAGCGTAATCATCGCCAAGTCTACCAGCACAGCAGCTAGTACGCAGAGGATATATACGATGACCTTGCCAACAAAGCGATGCTTCATCACCTCCGAGGAAATCAATCCTTCGGCGCGCGCTGCTGTGATGCCGCCTATAATCTGCATCACAGACGGAGTTTGCCCCATGCCCTGCAGGCGCTTGTAGCTCAAAGACATCCAGCGAGTGAAGCAGTCCAAAAATACCAACGCGGTAAAAACCATAAATAATATCGCGTGTTTGTGCAGCAGAATGGCAAGGATTGCCCCGATCACCGATTTGTAGGTAAAACCATGAGTTAAAGTGTGTGCCGCGTTATATACGGCGTAGCGCAAAGCTAAAAAATCCATCTCTCAACCTCCTAATTATTCATTGTTACAGCTTCTACTTCTTCTGCCGTGCTGGCAGCTTCCACCTGTGCCTTAGCAGTTCTGTAAGCAGTATGCAGTTTATTGCTACGTGCAGCTACGGAAGCTATAATCATACGCAGGTCCTGAGCCGTAACCACCGCATCATCATTGTCTGCCGTGGTCCAGCTGATTTTAGCGCCATCGCCCTGTACATCGAGCGCAATAATTGCTGCTGCGATGCGGTCGCGGGCTTTGCTATCATAATCATACAGGTGCCCGCCGTATTCAATCGGTTCAACCTCTGCAGCATCACGCTGGCGCTTTAACATCAAGATTTTACGCTGTTTTACGTTTTCAATAGGTTCTTCCTCACGCATAACAGTTACGCCTAATTCTGCTAAGGCTTCATCACTTATAGACAGCGGAATGAAAATGCCGTCTTTGCCTAGTGCTTCCGAAAGGTCGTATAAATTTGAGTAGTCTTGTTCCTTATATGTATAAGTTGTTTGCATTAAATCACCGCCTTAGTTAAACACGATTTCTACTTTAAATTTTTTGCCCACATTAGCAGCTGCAAACATGGTAGCAACTTCGGAAGATAAATCATTTGTATATTCATAAAAGCCGGGAATATAGCTCTGATACTGAATACTTGAAAAATTAATGCGTACATTTTCATTTGTTTCCGTTGACGTTACTTTAACAGTGACATTGTATTTACCCCCGGTGACACCCTCGACATTGAAAGCAAAGTCAAGCCAACCTCCATAATAGCTTAGAATAACAAGAGTAACAGCCTTGCCATCGTGTTTCACATTACCTTCGACTTCACCAAACGTAGCATTATAGCAACTGTAGCCATATTGCAGACTTTGTTGCCCCATGGTCATGATAAATTCGCCGTCACCTTCAATGGTACTACCATTAGCCTTCATCAAAATACGATTCAATCCCATTTAAGCACCTCGCGATAACTTTGTCGCTTGCGCAATGCTTGTCACGACACCACTAGGATTTTTGGTTAAAAAGATATTTAAAAGTAGACCACTGGCTGTTATCGCTAAATCCGCAGCACTGCCAGCATATTTTAGAGTGCCAGCATTAGTAATGCTCAATGCGTAAGAGCCGTTAGATGCTATGTAGGCTGTAAATATTGATGTATCACCATTGCTTATCATTCCCACCAACGTGGACATATCCAGCGTAAGCGCACCTGTTACATTGTAGGTTGCTACAGACGTGGCAGGACTATCATATGTGCCGCTGATGCGTGATGTAGCAAAATTTTCAAAGCTGAATTTTAAGTGTTGGAAGTTTTGCTGTGCCGACCAGTTGTTAGCTACAGACGTGCTTACTCCATCACCACCGCCAGCACTAATATTAACATTACCGTTGCTGTCGGGTGTTGTACCATTAACGCTCTTAACCACTCCGCTAATATCTGCTTTCTTAGCGTAAGTATCAACAATCACGTTTCCTGCTGCGTCTTTCTTAGCATATTCCGCTGTATCTGTCACGCCTAGCTTTCCGCTTAATGCATTATAAACAGCCTTATTTGCAATAGCGTTTGCACTGTTAGCAGACAACACAGTATCTACAGTAATGTTTGCGCCGCCACCGCTGGTGCTGATATTGACATTACCGGAGCTATCCGGAGTTATATTGTTGATACTTTTTACGCAGCCGCTTAGCTCGTTTTTAGTAGCATACGTGTTGATTATCACATTTCCGGAGCCGTCTCTTGTCGCATAGGCAGCTATACCTGTCTTATCTAATTTATTGTTTACGGCCGCATAAACAGCCTTGTTAGCAATCGGGTTATTTGATGTACTCGACAATGTGCTGTCTACAGTAATATTTGTTCCTGTCCCAGCGCCACCGGTGCTAATATTGATGTTACCGTTGGCATCAGGCTCTTGGTTATTAATCGTTTTAACATAGCCACTGAGGTCCGACTTGCGGGCATAAGTAGTAACAATTACATTTCCGTAACTGTCCTGCGTAGCTTTTGTAGCAGCTGCTGCCGTCCCTGTCTTATCCAGCTTATTATTCAAAGCGGCATAAACGGCCTTGTTAGCGATAGCGTTGCTTGATGTGCCGGATAATGTAGAGTCAACAGTAATATTAGATCCGCCACCACTGCTACTGATGTTGACGTTGCCGGCACTGTCAGGCTTCATATTATTGATTGACTTCACATAGCTGTTGAGGTCCGTTTTCTTGGCATATGTGCTGCTGATGATATTACCGGAGCTGTCCCGCGCAGCATATGTTGCAGTACCATTCTTATCCAACTTATTGTTTAAGGCTGCATAGAGCACCTTATTTTGTACAGGGTTGGTACTTGTGCTTGACAATGTACTGTCTACAGTAATGTTTGTGCCACCGGTTCCGCCACCGCCGGTGCCAACATTAACAGTAACATTGCCGTTGCTGTCCGGTGTTATATTGTTGACAGATTTTACATAGGCTCTGCCGTTGGGTATCTGAGCATATAACGCATCAAAGTTGTTCATGATATAGTCCAAGATAGCGCTATTGTCAGAATTAACAAATGGTGTTTTCTTGCCGTAGGCTCCGGCGCGAATTATTTGGTCATATTCGTCGCGCAGCTCGCCCGGCTGAAATGCTTGTGGTTTCATTTGTCGCCTCCTTAAAAATTACCATTAGTTCACAATCGCCTTGTAAGCAAAAATGATGTCGTGAGGTCGATAGTGCCTCCAGCATATGCTTCTGGGTCGGGTATCAAATCATACAGTCTGGTGCTAAGCTCTACAGTTCGCGAGGTGATTACTTTTATGTATACGCGATAATGCTGCCAATTTTGTGGGGTATGTCGAAGGTATTGACTCATAGTCATCGGCACAATTTCTAAATCTCTGTCACAGGATATTGTAATTTTTTTAAATACCTCTTCCGCGTTTGTAAAGTTATCGAGTGACCGAAAAAAATAATCTTGAATTTGCATAAAAGGTCTGTCGGAAGTAAAAACAACCTCCCCCTCGGCGTTATAGACAAAGAGCCCACATTCACCACTGCTCCCCCCAACCTGCGGCTTACGTAATTTTGCTTCGGCATATAGCCCATATTCTATCTGCGATAAAAAATTTTTTAACGCGTCCTCTGATTTGCCGTGTGAACAGGCAATAGGGACGCTAATCATTAAAAAAATGCGCTGTTTAACGCGATAGCAGAAATACGATACATCTTCACTAGGTGGCGGCATAAACGCCAATATTTTGTTTTTCTTTTCTTTTTCGTCCGGCAAATCGAACGTGATTAACGTCTCGTACTCTTTGTTTCTGCTAGCATAATAATATTGATAGACTTCAGTATCAGAAGCAACCCACTGTGATCGCTGATTGTATTTTTTATATTGATTCGGGTAAAATGTGCCTGCATAAACAAGATTTTTATAATTGTCATCAATTGTCAAGATGTTGTCATCATTATAAACGGCAAAATAACTGTCAATAGCTGCCATACATTAACCTCATTCCATACTTATAATCCTTTTTATGACCTATATACATATCTTCTCTGTATTCCCATTCTATGCCGTCGGCAACTATAGTCAATTTAACCGGGTACGTTTGTTCATTTGATATCCGATAAACTGATGCCCATTTGCGTTTATCGTCACAATATACTTTGCCCTTCGCCTCCGTCAAATCAATATTACCTAAAACACGACAAAGTGACCTTGAGGCATCAAAAATCAACTTACCGTCGCCTCGCCAAATCTGTAAACCTTGTGGCATATCACCATACCCCCATTCGCACTCTTAGCCTGTTTGTTGCGTCGTACACAAGTATTTGATTATCTTTGATAACAGTCCTGGCCCCCGTATCAGCCGTTTTAAATTCGCCGATAGTCGCGCATATAGCTGACAAACTATCTACCTTTATCTTGCTTGCATCCACACTCCCCGCCTGCAGCATTTTATTGGTAACAATATTATCATCAAAAAGAGTCTGCCCGGTGATATGGATGAGCTTGCCGTCCAGCAGGATCCCTCCGTTAGCAAGGTTAATTTTGCTGACCAGCGTATTGCCGTCAAGGTCGATATCTTTTACCGCAAGGCTGATAGCATCTTGCGTTTGCGTGATTGTACTGTATGATTCTAATTTTTTATCGGTATCATTGCTGACTTTTACGACGGCGCTATATATAGCCTGCTTAGTCTGCTGCATGGTTGCATATCCTTCTAACTTTCCGTCAGTATAACTTGCAACCTGCGAGCTAATCATATCAGCAGTCTGCTGTGTTGTGCTGTACTGGCTGAGCGTGTCATTTTTAAAATTAGCAATGCTGCTGCTAATCATGCCGGATGTCTGCTCAGTCGTGCTGTACTTACTGAGCGTACCGTCCCTAAAATCAGCAATGCCACTGCTAATCATGGCAGCTGTCTGCTTAGTAGTGCTGTACTGACTAAGCGTATTGTCCTTGAAATTAGCAATACTGCCGGCAATCATGTTGGCTGTCTGCTCTGTGGTAC